TGTGCCAGGAATGTTGAGAGTGCCTTCTTCTAGGATTCGCTCAATGCGACCCTTAGCAGTTCCACCGCTTGAATCCCATTCAACAAAGTCGCCCACATTTTCGCGTGATTCTTCTTCAATTTCGCCTTCTGCGCCTGTGAGCATTGCCATCATTTCAACGGCTTTCATGATGTATTCATGACCTTCGCTCAAGTCATCAAAAATTGTTTTCAAGACGATCAAAGATTCACCGGTGACTTCACGGCCTTCCTTGATTGCATCTATGGCACTTCGCAATGCCTCGCGTGCTTCAACACTTGTTGTTGGGTAAGCAGGATATGTGACGACTGAGACATCTCCATCAGCAAGGCTGACTTCGGTAAGAACACGGCGACTTCTATCCTCTGACCACTTCTGACGAATCACACGGAAAGCAAAAGACATTTGGTCAACATCTCCGCGCTCAACTAACTTGTAAAGGTCGCGCCCTTCTGATGTGTCTGCAATCTCTGCATCCATATAGAGACCACGATCATCTTCAGTCAGTTTCAATGTGCCATTCTTCGTGCGAGCTAATGGCAAACCTTCATGGTTGATAAGTAGGCGCACATCAGGTGTTTCCATCAAAGTCTTGCGAAAGGCTCCCGGTGCGATGCTTTCCTTGAAAGGAAGGGGAACGCTTGAATCATTAAACACGGCTGCGTATCCTGAAAGGCGCATTGTGCCATCTTCAGCTTGGCGTGCTTCAACATCTCGCACGGTGAATGTGCGGCGTTCAATTTTTTTCATTTTGCTCCTTGAATCGGATTCGGCATCGAGCGCATCAATCTTGCGTTGCGCCCAATTTTGCGCCCTGTCAGAAAAGTTGGAATCTCCACCCCACAACAACCAGGCAACAAGACCTGCGCCGGGATACTGTGAGTCTGAAGGATCGCTGTTTTTTGGTGCTTGTCCATCAACTTGATGGCGAGCGAACCAGGGTGCCATCTTACGAACTTTGTTTTCGGTGATTCTTCCTGCTGCCATCTCGCGTGCTTCACGCTTAGTGCCATCAGTCAGACCATCTCCCCCAAAACCTTCTTCAAGGTATTTGAGACCTCGTTGAGCATTTTCACGAATGAACGAAGGAACGCTCAAATCAACTGCGCGAGTGTTTATTTCTCCACCCGGTTCCATATCCTCTGAGATAGATACTGCAACCATTTGGTCAATTGCATCTTGCTTGTTCTCGTGGCATCCGATTGTCGTATAAGAACCATCAGATTCTTCTTTGACAGTTGCCCATCCTGCACAATCGCTTTGTCTATCTGAGATGAAATATGGCATTTTTATCCTTAAATGAGAAGCAGAACTTCTGCATCGTCATTGAGTACGGAAAAATCAATTTGTGAAACTGCATTTATTCTCACAACACCTAGTGATGCAGAAGCACCTGCAAGAATCACGCTTGGAATCTTTGGTTCAGGTGTCGGAAGAACAAAATTGGGTTGAACAAAGTTCGGCATTCCGAACGATCCGACAACGGCACTTTCAGGTTGTGGAATAGTTGCTTGAGCTAGAAGTCCACCAAGAGGTGCGCTTGCCGAAACAATGTTGTCAATCCGAGCAGTTGCGGTTGCACTCAAAGAACCAAGTGTTGCATTTGCAGTTGCAAATGTGATCGGCCCTAAGACATCAACATCTAGTTGAGAAGTATCAAGGACAAACTGAGCCATATTAGCTCGCTAGTGTCAGAGAAACTGTCAGAGAACCGCTTGGAATGGTGAAGGTATCTCCTGCGGTGTAAGAGTTGCCTGTGATTGAACCGCTGAACAAGAAGTTTCCTGTTGTCGCGTTATCCCATGCGGTGAAGAATGTTGCATCTTCTGAACCTGCAATGTTTGTCCAAGAGACATTTGCATCAGAGGCAAGTCCACCACCTGTTGCTGCGCCAAATGAAACTGACTGACGAGTTGTTTCTGTTGCAGGATTGCCTGTGCCATCTGCTCCTGGGTCGCCGATGTGTAGCTTCACAAAGACATTGGCTGCTGAATAGGAGGTGGCGTTGCCAACTGCATCAAGAAACTTGTTTGCAAGATATGAACTCAGACCTGTTGCCATTATTCATCCCCCTCAACAAACTCTTCAATCACTTCAACAATGAGGTTGTTCTCATCGCGGATGATCTTCTTGCGAACACGAGTGCGTTCAATTGTGTTTGTGACATTGACAGTTGGAGCATCAACTGTGACATTCGGTGCCTCAACATTTACCTGTGGCGAATCAAGCATGACCATCGCAGGTTCAATCGTCACATTAGGTGCTGCGACATTGACTGTTGGTTCAGGAACTTGAAGGATCATGTGTGGTTGACCATTGCGTGCATCGCGTACATCATAAGCAGCAGCAGGATCATTTGGGTCAATTTGAGCAATCGGTTGCAACTGACTTGAAGGAACTCCTGTGTGTGCCATAGGTTCCATTCCAATCGCAGCCAATACTGCTTCAGGGTCGTATCCAACTTGAACAAGTTGTGTGACGATTTCAGCTCGCAGTTTGACACCGACATCTTTTGCATCACTTGCATCAATGTTTTGCAATGGCACGCGATAGTTGTCACCATCTGCAATTGGTGCCATATCTTCCATCGCATGAACATCGTTCAGGCTCAAGAAGCCTTCGCGTAAGCCCTTTGTATAGGCTTCATAGCGCTCAAGTGTTGTACCGCGTAGCAAAGCATCAAGATTAAACTTGATGAAACCATCAGATTCAGGAAGTAAAGTGCTGAACGCTTGCTCTAAACGCTCAAGTAATGGGCGCAATGAGTGTTGAACAAAGGAAAGATTCTGTGCTTCAACTGATGCAAATGACATCGCACCTGCTACCGGATGACCTAAAAGACTGATTGGAACGCGGAACAATCGAGCAATATCTTCCACATTGAACCGGCGTGTGTCCAATAACTGTGCGTCCTGGGCATTAAGAGTCAAAGGTTTGAATGAAGCACCACCTGAAAGCACGCCAATTTTTCCTGCGCGATAAGGCCCTGTGTGGGTGATGTTCCAATCGCGTCCAATATCTTGCGCCTGATCTTCTGTTAGTTCGCCAGGAACTTCAATGACTCCGCCTGGGTTGGCTGCATTTCCGAAGTATGCTGCTGCATAAGTATCGGCTGCCATAGCAGCGCCGATTGTTAGTCGAGCAGCAGCGATTGGGCCTAGACCATAATGCGATCCTGGCAATCTGAACAATGGGATGTGAAGCATTTCATTCTTAGTAAGAATTTGAGTATATGCACCCTGCTCATCGCGTGTCTGAACCTCGTACACAAGTGGTTCATTAGGGCGCAGACGGCGGATTCTGACATCATCAGGGTTGAGGCAATAAACTTCCACAACCTCGTTGTTGTCATCGCGTACGGTCAAGACAAAGGCGTTTCCGTGAATGTTGAGCGATGAGATTACTTGCTCGTAAAATTCAATTCGTGATGTTTCAGGGTTGGGAGTGTTCACCCAAAATGGAGTTTCACCATACGCTGCTGCATAGGAAATGCGAGCGCGACCTCTGCGCACATAAGCGCCAAGTGGTAGCGAGCTAATTGTGTCACCGAGAAGGCGAACGCAAGCATAAACTGTTGACATACGGATTGCGCTGTCGGCAGTTACATCAATTCCTGAAGGTGCCATGTATGCAGGGCGACCAGGAATGATTGGCTCAACCCATTGACTGTTGTTGGCTCGCTTTTCTCCTGCTCCGCGCAGTCTCTTGCTCAAACTCATTTGTCAACCTTTTCTGTTGCCCATACTAGAAATCCGCCAAGCGCAATCAATGCCACAGGTACGGAAAGCATCCAAAGCCCACTTGTTACCAAAGAGACACCGATGACCTCAATGATTAGCACATAATCAATCTTCTTCAAGAAGTTCATTGATCTCCTTAGACTTGGATAGAAAAATATCGTGGTGTTGGTGGCTTTGGTGGCGCAGGTTGGGTGGCTCTGTCATAACCAAAGATTGAAGCAACGGCAGCATCCACCTTACGGCGAGAACTTGCCTTTGCCACCATCACACCTCGTGATGATTGTTTCGTGACACAGTTTGCAATGTGCCGTGCAAGGCGCTCATCACCATCGTGAGTGAATGACTGATTGACAACGCCTTCGTAGAACTTTTGTGTTGCAGGAACCATTCGCTCTGCGCTGTTGGGGTAGGCGACAACGGGGAGTCCTTCTTCATCAAGAACCATAAAGGTTCGGTTCCATCTGGCAGG